AGCAAATGCACTGGTTGTGGCACTCTGCAGGATGGTGAGAGCAGTGGGGCTAACCACAACCCAGTTACCAGCGCCACGACGTGTGCGAGCAGCAATGAGGTTTGCAGCGCGGTTGATGAGAATCGCTAGAGCAGCGTGTTCGTCACCAACAAACGTTGCAGTACCGCTAACTGCAGCTTGGTCATAGGTCAGCGTGGTGCCGGCCAATGCGCCAAGGCTGGTCAAGATCTCCTGATCAATTTCAGCGGTGATTTCCTGCGCCAGCGCAGCCATGATTTCCGCTTCAATGTCAATGCCCTGCTGTGCCTGTGCATCCTGTGCGGCTTCAAAGGTCCAGCGAGCGCTGAGCTTGCGGGTCTTGGCTTCCACCACTTCCTTGAGGATCTGGATGTTCAAGCGCTTGCCAGCCACGCCTTCGAGGACGCTAACTGGTGCAGCTGCAGGAGCAGTGCTGTTGCCGTTACCAGAATAAAACGCAGCAATCTGGAATGGGCTCAGCGCTTCAGTGTTGGCTGCCACCGGAGTTGGCGAACCAAATGTGTCTGCATAGCGAACGCGCAGCGTGTGGATCTGACCCACTGGGCCAGTCATGGGCTGCACGCCGATGATCTCGTTGGCGATAACCGTCGGCATAACACGACGGATCACTGGCAGGATCACCTTGTTCAGTGTGGCAACGTTGCCAGCGCTGGTGCTGCCTGGTGTTGCACTTTCAAACAGTATTCCGGACTTGCTCTGCAGGTCCTTCTTGGTGTTCTCAAGGACCACGTCCATGACCTTCTTGCGATTGCCGGTCAGACCTTCGCAGAGAGCGGTCTTGGTTGCCGTCCAATGAGTCTCAAACAGATTCTTGCTCATTTTGGCTTCCTTTCCTTTATTTGATGCCTGCGAGATAGAGAATTTGACCAATGTCTTGGTTGTTGTCTTCTCTCACCGCGTCTGACAGTTTGTTTGGCCTGTCACCCGTGAATGCCACGGACTTGTTGGTGGCGTTTTCAGACAGCTTCTGTCTTACAGCGCCGGTGGCTTCGCCGTTCATCACGGCAGGAAGATAACGATTGAAGGCTTCTCTAAGGTTCTGTGTCTTGATGTCCTTCAACATCTCTTCCATGACCGCTTTCTTATCGCGACTCAGGGGTGCTAGCAGCTCATTCATGAGCTCCATTTTCTGTGCGCGAGCATTGGCGGTCTTGACTTGCCTATCAGCTGATTCCAACAACTTTTGATTTTCCTGGATCTGCTGTTTGGCAGTGTCAACTTGTCGCTGGGTTTCAACCAGCTTACGCTGCAGATTCTTGACTTCGCTGCCTTCTGAAAGGTAGCTGGCCATGTACTCAGCAGCAACTGCTTCAAAGATCCTACGACCAAAGTTGTTCTCACGAGCAACTTTGATATCGTCCCTCCACTGCACCAGTTCGCTGCGAATGACTTCGTTCAACGTCTTGTCCAACGTCTTGGTAGCCTTCTGCACAAATGCTGCTTTGGTTTCGGTGATCTTCTTGCGGCCCTCAGCTGCCAGCTTGGCACGCTGTTCTATCAGAGCCCGCTTGTCAGTTTCAAACTCAGCGATCTCTTCTGACAGCTTCTTGACCACAAAGCCTTCCAGTTTGTTGATACGTGCCTGAGTTGATTTCTTTGCGCTTTCGCGGATGGCAGCAACTTGTTTTGCCATCTTGTGGCGCTCGCCCTGCAGAGTCTTTCTCTCGGACACAAACTCTGCAATTTCTTCTCTGAGCTGCTTGCTCACAAAGTCATTCAGCAGTTTGGTTTGCTTGGCCACTGCAGATTCTGCCATGCGTTCGGCTGCCAGAGTTTGCTTGCTGAGCTTGGCCTTCTGTGCTATGAGAGCTGCGCGATCTTCTGCGAACTCTTCCAGTTCAGCCCGTATGGCATCGTTCAACATGTGGTCCATGGCTTCGACCAGCTGTTGCTTGTCGTTGGCATAACGCGCAGCATAATCCTCCTGCAGTTGGACTTCGGCATGCTTGATTTTTGCTTCGAACGCTTCTTGGAGCGCAGTCTTGACTTCTGGGCCAAGCACTTCGTTCTCAAGGAGCTCTTCAATCTTAGTTGTCATCAACCGACTCCTTATCTGAGTTTCAACTCATCAACCCAGTGGAGCAGTATCTTGGTGAGATGCTTTTGAGCATGATCATCATGACGCACTGCTTCAGCCAGTTCGTGAGTTCTATATCCGTGTTTGCGATTCATGATTGCCTCGTACATTGGCACGGGGTAAGCATTGGGCGCACTGGGTTTGGCTACAATATCGACCGTGAGCATGTCAAAGTCGCTTACTTCGCCGTGGTCGTCCACATTGCCTGAACCTCTGCTGCTGACACCCAGTTTGATGCCGCTGCCCAGCAGAGTGCGAACTATCTCACCACAGGGTGTTGGCAGTATCTGTAGCTTGCCATAACCATTGGCTCCGTCCATCCACATTTCAGTGATCTTGTGGCTCACACGATCAAGATGGATCTGCAGTTCTTGGGGGTGATCACACTCTCCAAGCACTCCGTTGTCCTGTTTGATCGACTCGTTCAAGGCCTGCACAGCTTTGCTGATCTCCTTCACTGGGTAGATGCGTCCGTTGTGGTTGCGCAGTCCACCTTGAATGAAGATTCCACGCATGTAGACGTTCTTGGGTTGGCCCTCACCAGCCGATTCAGTGATGACTTCGGCTTTGGCAGTATCATATGTGAGATGCTCAACTAGAATGCGATCTTTCATGGCACGACCTAACAGTTTTCAAAGATATTTATAGACATCAGCAATTTACGCTGACAAATAGGCGTTTTTTGACAAAATACCGCAGGAATTGCACCTGCGGTATCTTTTTGCGTCAAATCTGCTTATTTGCGTGGAGCATGAGTCAGAGGACTGGTCTGGTTGCCCTTGCCAAATGTCTTCTCAGTGGTGTCCAATGCGCTCTTTGAATCTTCCTTGGCACCGTACTTGCCGCTCTGCTCATTTTCCATGTCCTGGAACTCAGTCTTGCGCTGATTGGTCTTGGGCAGGATGGGCAGCTTGCCGCTCTTGGGAGCTGCCTGCAGATCAAAACCATCTGCTTTTGGTCCAGTTCCGGTCTTGATCGGAGCAGCACCAAAGCGTGTGGTCTGGCTAGGTGGCAGTGGGCTCTTGCTCTTTTCGTTGGCATCGCGAGGACTGAACTTGCCAGAACCCACTTCACCACTGTGTGGCACCATGACCTTGTCTAGTTCCACGGCTTCAGCCAGATCGTCGAAGTCTTCCTCAGTGAACATTTCGTCCATCTCTTCTTCTTCGCCCTGCTGTTCGTCATCGGTGTCACCTACGTCATCTGCGTCGTGCATGCCGTCGTCGTGGTCAGAGCCTTCCAGCTCTTCAAACTCAGCTTTGAGCTTGGCCAATGCAGTTTCCAGATCGCCCATGGTGTCTTCAATGTCATGCATGACGTCGCTGTTGTCGTCGTCGTCACTGCTGTCTGCAGCCATGGCATCGCCCAGATCTTCTTCAGCGTCTGCCATGTCCATTTCGTCATCTTCTTCATCCATCATGTGCATCATGTTTTCGCCCATGATTTCCTCACTGTCAATCTCATCGTTGAGATCATCCATGTGCTTGCTGTGATGCATGAGATCGTGACGCAGACGCTTGCCCTGATCACCACCCAGCATGTCTTCTTCATCTATCTCATCAGCGCTGATCAGTTCCTCATGGATCTGACGGGCCTTTTCAATGAAAACCTGATGAAGGATGTCTTTGGCCTTGCCTTCGTCGCCAGCGACGAGGTATTCAAGGACCTGCTCCAATTTGTTCCTAGCCATTGCCTTATCTCCTGTTGTAAGATGTTGAACAGACTCGGCTGTATTTAATGCCGCAGGTCAAATCTCTGGGAAATAGGTAGAAAAAGCTAGAAAACTCTTGTGATTAATCTGTCAATATACTTTTTGCACCCAAACACAGCCCGGCAAATCACTGCCTGTGAGATTCTGTGTGACCACCGACCCGCTGCCGTTTGGCAGAGTCACAGACTGTCCATTGGCTATGAACCAGCCTGTGGGTATAGTGGCTCCGGTGGGCAATGAGATAATGCCATTGGTTGGCATGGGGTTGTCTAGAAAAGTGGTTGTTATGGTTATGTTGGCATTGCCATAGAATACATTGCTGCCGCCTACCACACCATTGATAATGATGTTGCTGCCAAAAGTCAGGCTATTGGCTGGACCATTGTAGGGACTGGGCACATAGCCCAGAGCTGTGCTGATGTCATTGGCATTCAGCAGACTGCCACTGGTCACAATGCCATTGGCACCCACGGTGACATTTTGATAGTAGCCTGCAGTGACCACATTGGTCAAGGCCAAAGGCATGACCACATTGCCGCTGCCATTGAAACTGACCCTGGCATTGGCGCTGCCTGACACAGTGATGGTCATGTTGCTGGCAAATGCATTGGCCCTGGAAGCTGTGCCCACAAATCTCAGACCATTGCCATCTGTGGCAAGAGTGATACCTGCTGCTAGACCCTGCGGGAATCTGCTGGCAAATGCATAATAGCTGTCATTGATCAGCACACTGGCTGGCAGTGCAGCCACCTGCAGAGGCACCAAGCTCACAGCTGAAATTATCTGGTTGTTGGCCAAAGTCAGAGCCACACCGGTTCCCATGATGCTCACAGTGGCTGTGCCTGCTGATCCGTCAAACGGCGGTGTGAGAACCTTCCACTGCAGTCCATTGTAGTACTTGATAGCAGCGTTGACTGTGTCATACCACAGCTGACCTATCAGCGGACTGATTGGCGCACTGTTGCTGGCAAAGTTCTGCAGCAGTTGCACAAAGTCCTGATTGATATACAGTCCAAAATTCACACTGTTGGCACCAATCAGTGCCAAACTGCTGCTGGTTGTGTCAATGGTGCCATCCTGTACCAAGATGTTGCCCTGACTGGTGGCTGTGGCCTGATAGGGGATGTTGTAAGTCATTGACCGGGACCTGCTCCTTCTTCGCCTGGTCCATATTGTAGTGCCAATAGATCAGCATGCACTAAATCTTCCAAGCTCTTGGCCGCACGCATCTTTTTCAGCTTGTTGAGCTGTATCAGTGTCAGTCGCTTGCGACGAGTGTCGTGTAGCTGCGCCTGATTGAATCGGTCATCCTCAGGTGAATAGTATGCGCCTTCAAAGTCATCAGCTCTCATGTCACAGGCTCCTTGTGATATTTATGGTCACAATCCACCCAGTATGCCGCCGCCTGGTGGTGCAGCAGGCGGTGCACCTTCAGTTTCTGCTGTGTCGCCGCCGCCAAGATCCGCGGGCTCTTGGTCAGGAGCAGGAGTTTCGCTTTCTGGTCTCAGACCCAGAGCATTCATGCCTGGTGGTTCGGTGCCTGCATTGGTTCCGGTCTTTTGCTTGACTGGCTCTGCGCGTTCTTCTCGCCACATCACTTCGTTCCTGCTGATTTCTTCCTGTGTCCAACCCAGATAGCGTTCCAAAGCAAAGCGCTTGCTGATGTATTTGGTGGCTTCTGTGCCCATCAGTGTGCTGAACAGCTGTATCTGTTCGCCATCCATCTGCATGCGGCGATAGTCACTGAAGCTCTGAGCAGGGAAGAAGGTCAGCTCAAAGAGGTTGCTCTGTATCTCTATGCCTCGATGTTTGAGAAACATCTTGAACTCTTTGTCCAACACCGGCGCCATGAGATTCTGCAGTCTACCACAGTACTTGCTGAAACGATATTCCTGCACATAGGCAGTGCCCACTTTGCCATCATTGTATACCGCAGTACCATCATCCGGACCTGTGGGCAAATAGCTGCTGGGTATGCCCAGACCTCGGATCATCTTGTTGTTGAAATACTTGAGATCGTCAATCTGTCCTAGATTTTCACCAGCAGCTAGGTTTTCAATACGTGTGCCCTTGCCTTCTGCATTGGTGGCAAGGAAAAAATCTTCATTGATGCTGATCGGATTATAGGCCGCATCAATGACGCTGTTGTAAACGAATACGCCAGATTCTAACGCAAAGTTGTGGTGTGCATGATACTGTTCATCGCCGTCAATGGTAATTGTACCAGTATCCATTGGCTCTGTTAGCCATTCAATGCTGACGACTTTGTGGTTGAACTGATCATTTACCCGTGTGTAGGTTTGTCCATGTTTCTTATCAATATTAGCTGTTCTGGTACTAAAACTGAACAAGCTGTCAACGCCGGGCACGATATCCTCGGCTTCTATTTTGCCCCGTCCGATCACAGGGATCTTATGATCTGGGGTACAGACAATCGTTTCTCCGTTGTCGAGAGTGAGCCGGATCACAGCAGTATTTGTTCGAGTCACTCCGGCCCAGGTAATAGGTCCCGGAACCATTGCGCCAGTGGCAACATCACAGGAATAAACCCAATTTTGTCGACCCACACTGTATTCCTCTATTAACTCATTGATAGACAGCACGCGGCCATCCAACAGAGGAATGCGAGTTGTTAGGTCAAGACAGGTGCCTCCACCGGTGCGATTGGGTATGCGACGTTGGTAGATTTCATTTTTGATTCGCTCCACATACTGCATGGCACGTGGACCGCTGAGACTGCCCACATCAATATAAAACACACGACGTTCTGGCGCACGCACAATGCGATAGATCAGTATGCAGTCTTCCAGCAGATCTTTCTGCTTGTAGACCTTGTAGATGCTTTCCAATATGCTGGTGCCAAAGGGCCATTGATTGTCCATGCCTTCACTGAGGCTGAGATGCACCACATGCGATGCATCTATGGCTGTGTCCTGCGGAGCGTTGTTGAATCTGCTTTGTCTGGAGCCCGGACTATTGGTCTGACCATAGGCCAAGGTGCCTGCGCCACTGGCAGGGTTGCCGCTGCGAGGATAGCCGCCGGGAAAGCTGTATTGATCGTGCACCAACATGTCAGTGCCCACCAATGTGGTGAGATTGAAGTCAATCTGACTGATCACATATTGTTCTGCGGTCTTGCCCTTGTCCTCGTTGACAATGATCTTTTCAACCTTGGTGGGATCTATCCAGATGAGACGAAAGGTCTCGGGATCTCTCACATAGATCTGATCACCATACTTGATCACATTGCGAAACATGCGCCATATGCGTTGTCGCCACTTGTTGAGGCTGCACCATTGCTGCAGGGTTTCTGTCAACAGCTTGATTTCAGTTTCGCTCAGCTTGCCCTTGTACATCAGCTGAAAGGGCTCGTCGTCCTTGTCAAAGCTCTGTGTGCTGAAATCACTTATGGTATCCAGCGCACGGCTGATTTCACTATCTAGATCCATCTGCTCATATTGCACATATCGTTCTATGCGATTGGGAGCACCGCTGTAGACTTCAGGCAGGTAGCTGTTGTACTTGGCTGCGCTGCCTGGTTTGGCATCGCCTTCGGTGTTCCACTTTTCCATGCGCTGCTGCATGCGCGCCTGACTGGGAACAGCGGAGAAGTATTTCTTCCAACTTGCCATGTGATACTTGCCTCAATTTGATGGAATATTTATAGTGTGTGTTCTCACATCACTGAGTCAACTTAATTGACCACACCTGCTGCACTCCTCAGGCCATTGTCTATGACTCGCGTGCTGCGTCGTTCCTCTTGCAGCAGCAGCTCAATGTTGTCATTCAACTTTTTGAATGCATCCATCATTTGCTTGTGCTTTTGTTCTGGTGTGGTATACGCAGCTCTGTCACTGGCTGGGGCAGTGGCAGAGGTGGTCGGCGCTGCTGGTGCAGGTGTGCTGCTGCCAAAAAGGCTGCTGAAAAAACCCGGACTGCTATTACTGGCCTGCTGTTCCACTATGCCTGTGAGCTCCCGCAGCTGCTTTAGGCTTTCAGCGCTCAAAGGCTGAGAGAATGCATCAACTAGATGGGTATAGGCATCAGCAAATCCATGCAGATTGGGGATGAGCTTGGGCAAATTATCAAAACCCTGCGATATCTTATTCAGTTCTCTACTAAGAGATGGCAGCATGTCTATAAACTTGTCCAAGGCTTTGATGCTGACGAGCTCCCGCATCTGCTTTAGGCTTTCAGCGCTCAAAGGCTGAGAGAATGCATCAACTAGATGGGTATAGGCATCAGCAAATCCATTCAGGTTGGGGATGAGCTTGGGCAAATTATCAAAGCCCTGCGATACCTTATTCAGCCCTGTACTAAGAGATGGCAGCATGTCTATAAACTTGACCAAATCTTTGATGCTGACGAGCTCCCGCAGCTGCTTTAGGCTTTCAGCACTCAGAGGCTGAGAGAATGCAACAACTAGTTTGGCATAGGCATCAGCAAATCCATTAAGGCTGGGGATGAGCTTGGGCAAATTATCAAAACCCTGCGATATCTTATTCAGCTCCCTGAGAGATGGCAGCAAGTCTTGGAACTTGCCCAAAGCTTTGATGCTGTCCTCTGGTATAGGCGTTGCCATGGTTTTATGCAATTTGTCGTAGTCATCTGCAAAATCTGCGAGTCTGGCTCCAAACAGCGGAATGTTGGCAGTGCTATCGCCCAGTTTTACCAATTTGGTAACAAAGTCATCGTTGCCGCCGAGCCAATTGCCCACGCGGGTTAAGACTCCCTCTTTTTCAAACAGAGTTTTGAGCTTGTCCAGACTGGTCATGGCCTTGTCATCAAATTTAGCATTGTTGATAGCTGTCATGCTGGCTGGATAGGTCTTGCTGAACCTTTCCATGGCAATGCCAGCTTGGCCCAGAGGTTCTGACACTTCCCCAAAACTTTTGAGTTTGGTGATGGGATCAACAGCAAACAGACTGGCTATACCAGAGGCCACAGCACCCCAAGCACTGGCCACCTCACCCACACCCAGAGCCACTAGGCCAAGACCAATTTTGATCATGCCCTCTCCAGCTTTGTTTAACTTGTCACCATCCAGAGTCTCAAAGCTCTTCATGCCTTCAGCAAATTTTGGCAAAGCAGCACCCATCAGCCATGTGGCTCCTGCCACAGCTGCACCAATCAACAGTATGGTAGCAGACAGTATGGCTGCACCCGCCAATATCTGAGGGTTGCCAAAGGCTGCCAGCCCGCCTGCTAGGCCTTTCAGCAGGCCTTCAAACAGCTTGCCTACGCCTGAGCCAATAGCTGTGCTGAGATCCACTATGACCTTACTCAGTGTGCCGCTGGCTTTGCCTATGGTATCCAACGCACCATCCACTGCTCCTTTGACCATGTTGCCAAACGTGCTAATCGCACTGCTGATGCTGGATCCCATGTTGGTGAGACTGCCAGCAATGCCACCACCTTTGCCTCCGCCAGCTAGATTTTCTAGCTTGTTCAGTCCTGGCACTGCGGGCAGTTTCATCAATCCGCCCACGTTCATCAGGCCTTTTAGCAAGCCAGCTGAGCTGCGCAGGGTTTTGATAACCATGCCCACAACCTTGGTGATTACCACTGTGCTCAGCAGTGCTGCCACAATACCACCGCTGGCCTTGTATGCCATGCCGTGCCCTGGCGAGGTTTCTCCACTGGTCTTGTGATCTGTCTGGTCTGATCCCAGGCCAATCACAGATCGCACCCAGTGGTCAAGGGTGGTAAATCCTTCAATCAACCAAGTGATCGGACCAGCTGCCAACACTGTAATCTTGCCAGAAATGAGGTCAAGGTTGGCATTGAGACTGTTCCGAGCCTTGGTAATCTGGTTGTTGGCCTCCAGCGCGGCTTGGGCTTCTGCTGACAGCGGTTCTGTGAGTTTTTTGGCCGCATTGCTAGCTGCCAATATATTATCGCGGAACTCCAGCAACTTTGCTCCAATCTCTTGGTTTTTAGTTCCACCCAGTTCCACCAGTTGATCACCAGTTTTTTCCAGATCAGGGATCAGATCTGACAAACCTTTGGCCACACCCTGTGCATCTCCAGCTTTGATCTGTGCAGCAAATTGATTTAGTTTGTCAAAGCCACCAGGCAAACGGTTGAAGGTTTGAAAAAATTCAGGCATGGCGGATGCCAATGCGCCAATACCTCCTGGTCCATTCAATATTGCCATGGCCTTTTGAAAATCTCCAGCACTGTCGCCAGCTAGGTTGAACTGGCTCATAGCAGCTTGCTGTGCCGGACCAAGTTTGCGCAGGAATGCAGCCACATTGGGTTGTGATTTTTGTTTTTTGATCTGTGCTTCAATCTCAGCTCGAGACTTGCCAGTAGCTTGGGACAGTCCATTCAGCTGTTCGCCATAGTCACGAGTCTCTTTGGCCAACTGTTCAGTGCTCAGTTTGTCCAGTCTACCCAGCTGTCGTTGTTGATCAGCATAGCTCAGCATCAGGTCATTGGACTGTTCCATACTCATGCCAAGATTCACACCATTGTTGGTCAATTTGGCAAATTCTTTGCTCAGCTGCATGGTGCGCTTGATGCCCATGGTGGTGACCACTTGGCCATGGCGGGTCAGCGTTTTGGTCAATTGTTCCATGTTGAGACCAGTGTCTTTCACAGCATCTGTGATCTCTGTCATGCCGCCACTGAATGTCAGACCATTGTCATACATGTCCTGCAGAGCATGACTCAGTGCCGAACCACGCTGCCAAATCATGCCAAATATTTCAGTGGCCAACCCCACAGTGCCCAACATCTTGCCAAGACCTGCGTTGGACCGACCCACGGTGTAGGCCATGTTGTGCAATTCACTGCCCAGACCACTGAACAGGCTGGCACTGTCTGATCCAGCTAACCTGGTAATGCTGCTGGCAGTCTGGCCAAGCACTCTCTTGAGATCTATGGTGGCATCATCTAGGTCGCTTTCAGTTTTGGCAGTGGCACGCTGTGCAGCAGTATTGGCATTGATAGGGTTTTTGAGATCTCCAATTGCCACCAAGAGATCTGCATAGTCTTTGGAGTCTTTACCTATATTTTTGGCAATATTCAAAAGTATGGTGTTGGCACGATCAGATCTGCCCACTAGATCCCTGAGCGACGCGCCCTTGGCCCACTCAGGAGCATTGATAGATCTAGATAAGTTCTGATCATTTGCGTCAGCCATGTGTACCAAATTCTTTCCATAACCCACTGCAGCCTCAGTAAATATCCTGCTACAGTTGACTGGCACCTGTGCCAGCAGGATATTTATGGAATAAAAATCATGTCAGTGAACCCGTTACAGAGGCACTTCAGACGTCCGGCGCTGTGGATCACACTGCCCACAGGCGGTCGTTGGTATGATGCCAACAGCGTGCAAAGCAATGCCAATGCACAGATTCAGGTCTACGGTCTCACAGCCAAAGATGACATCATGCTCAACACACCCGATGCACTGCTCAATGGTCATGCATTGGAAACAGTGATCAAAAGCTGTGTACCAGAAGTGCGCAATGTCAGAGTGTTGCTGCAGCCAGATCTGGATGCCATATTTCTAGGTATCAAAGCAGCCAGCAACAATGGCAAATTTGAAGTTGAACACAAGTGTGAACAGTGTCAGCACAACAATGTCTTTGATGTGATGTGCAATCAATTGATTGACGGCATGACCCATGTGCAAGACAGTGACTGTGTGGTGTCAATTGACAACACCATGCTGATACATATCAAGCCCTACAGCTATGAAATGCGCACACTGATGATACAGAAACAGCTGGAAGAGCAGCGCACACTCACTGCTATAGAACGCGACGGTGAAATCACCGACGACATGCAACGTGCAGAGATCTTGGCACGCAGCATAGAAAAACTAGCAGAAACGACCTTTAGGCTTGTGGCTGGCAGTGTCACGGCCATAGAACTGTTGGGCACAGATGCACAGATAGTGTCTGATTCCAATCACATTGCAGAATGGTTGATGAACACAGACAAGCACACTGCCGATGCAGTGATCAATGCAGTGAACACACTGAACAAGGTTGGACCCCCCAAATCCACATCAGCAAGCTGCACTGCCTGTGGTCACAGCTGGGAAGAGCCGCTGAGCTTTGATCCTGCGCTTTTTTTCACTCGACTGTCGCCTCCATGAACCCTGACCTGATTTCTGAGATGTTGAACATAATGTCCAAGAATCAGGATATCATAGAATACGATGTCAGCAGTTTGGTATTTCACATGCAAGGTGGTTTGGATTACAACGATGCCTTTCTGCTGACATCTGACCAGCGCAAGATGATGTTCAAGATCATACAGAAACACTATGATGATCAAAATCCCAAGAAAAAGCCTCAACTGGGACAATAGCTGCGCTTAGAGCCCCACTGTACCTGACCATTGAGTGGCATCTTGTGCTAGACACTAGTGATGAGCTACGCTCATCAGTTAGCTG